CACATACTGCTACATCTGAATTATTATTACCAGATGGAATATTAGTTGTACTTGCCGAACAAGAACACTCTCCATTACAATCAGAATATCTACAAGAACCATCATCTATCGTTGGACAGCATGCTAAATCACCACCATCAACGAAACAATTGTCTCTTGTTGGAGATTGTTCTATACAACCAGTATCATAATTACAAGCATTTGCATCAGTACAACCATATATATCTATGTCGGCAATGTTTATTGTTGCAACAACTTGTGTTTCTTCTTCGGTACAACTATCACAACCCGGTCCACATTCGGGAAATACACCTGTGTTAACTGATTCTACACAACAATTTGGTTTATAAGAAACCGTTAAACTAATGTTATATGAAGAACTTCCTGGAATTTCGGAATCATAATGTACTGCGGGTATATAAAGAAAACCAGTTGACTCACCTTCGGTCATATTATTTGGGGTGTCATCTAATGAATTCTTTGTTAATATGAAGGTATGACCACCAACAAAAGTAGTATTTTCGTTATTTAGACTAACCGAGTCGTAACCTAAAAATATTTCTTCTGCAACGAACCCTAAATTTTCACATCCTACTGATGGATGATGACAAAACGCCGTATCTGTAGCATAATCTTCACCATAGTGTTCAGTTAATTCTACAACTGCAACATCTTTCCAAGTAATTCCTGGTAACACAACATCACTATAAGTACAATATGTATAATAATTTACATCAGCATTATAATTAAATCCAGAACAATCTACATTACAACCATCTACTACATCATCATCTATAGCATCTGGATATATATCGGGGCCTTCTACTGCACAAAAAGCTTCTATATCATCTCCAAGACAAACATAATTACAAGTACCAATACATTGTCCTAAATCGGCTGGTACTCCTTGTGAATCATATACAAAATATTCTTCCCACCCATCACTACAGGATATACCAGATGGCAACAACACATCTGTATCAGTACAACCCGGATAAGGGTCATTTTCATCTACACATAAAAGAAATTCTGTATCAAATAAAACATCATTATCTGAATCTTGATAAGTTTGAACTGGTGCTAAACAATCAGCTTCAACACTACTATCATAATAATAAAATCTTGGGTCTCCGTTATCATTATTAGGACAAAAGCCTGTACCCGTTGTAGTATTTGCGGTATCTGGACAAGGAAATTCACAAGGTGTACATGGGTTTCCGTTATAAAGTTGTGCAGCTGGATTAGTGCATTCTATATTTGCATCACTCTGTTGGCTTGTTGATTCATTATTAAATTCATCTTTTTTAGTTACACACCCATAAATAATACAAGTACCATCGTCCTCAACAGCAAATGGAGCATAATTACTTGCTTCAGGAGTCGTACAACCACAAATATCATTATTTTCTACCTTAATATTTTGAATTCCATAGCCTGATATTCCAAGTGCAGTACCGTCATGGTCAAATATTTGTAATTGCCTATCTGTTGCAAACTGATGACCATATATATTAAAAAGATTTCTTGCTTTAACTCTTAACCCATATGGTCCTTGTTGATTATCATTTGGACACTCAACATTAGTAGTGAATAAGGCAACACTTGAATTATCTTGTTCTTGTGTTATATGCCCTGACTCAACCATTAAAGTTGGATAGTCTCCAAGTGCATTCTCAAAATCTATACATGAACCACCATCACAACATGTATTATAAGCAGAATTTTCTTGTAAAACTAAAGTATATTCGTATGATGAATTATCGTCAAGAATTATATTTTCAGCTGTTATGTCTACATCACCATCTAAATAAAATCCAGTAAACCAATCAAAATTTTCAGATGGTAATTCACCACAACAACAAGATAAATCTGATAAATCACCAAGTGTACATCCAGATGCATCAGGGTCATAATTTATATATCCATCATCAGGGCAACCATAATGATATGTATCAGTTATTGTGAAAGGGAACTCTATGGCATAATTACCTGAAAAATCTTCTTCTGTACCCTCTGTGTCAACCCAACCTAAAGATCCATTTACTCCTTCGTACCCTGCTTGATAAAAAATAATAACATCAGTATCACTTGATACATCTTTAACTTTAATTTTTACACTACCCGCTTGTTCAGAAGGGTATAAAAGACTACTTTCACTAGGATTTACTAATTCAATTGGGTGGTTAGACAACCATTCCTCTTCATCTTCAATTGAAATATCAGATAAACTAAAGTTTTGGAATTCTAATTCAGTACCATCTTGTAATTCAGGTTGAACTACAACTATTTCTATATATTCATATTGATTACCATTATTAATGTCATGTACAGTTTCTAATGGATTTCCATCCGGGTCTTGTATTATAAACTCAAAATCTTCTTGTTCTGGAACAACAGGTCCTGGTGCTGTAATATCAATACAAGTTTCATTAAGTAATGCTAATGCAGCTGTTAAATCAGCAGTTGTATTATTAGTATCTATTGCTCCTGGCCAATATATTCCTTCATGTGGATCCATAACCATAACTTTATAACATAATGTACCTGTTTCCGTTCCTAATGATCCTAATTGTTCAGTTATATTAGCTGTGATAGAATAATCACCGATAGCATTTATAAATAAATCTGATTGATTTATATCTTGATTAAATCCATGTGCATACTCAGCCCCATTAAAACTAAACATTACATTAAAATAGTATCCACATGTACTATCATCAAGACAATTCACTGGTGTGCAATCAGTCCACCCACTTATGTTATACAATTCACCACCAGGTGCACAATCAGTATTCCAATCATTACCTGTATTAGGGTTAATCAAATAATCATCTATATCACAACTGGTACCATTATGATTACAAAAACTAAAAGATACAACAACTTCATTCCAATTTTCACCATCAGCTACATCAACACTTCCTGACCCGTTTGGCATATAATAACATGGATTTGATGCATCACCATAATTAAATGCTGTATTATCAGAAAGGCAACAAGTTGAACCATCACCTCCGCAAACTCCACATACATCAAGTTCAGCTGTTCCTCCACATTCACCGTTACAGTCTGCTACAGCTCCAAAACAATTACATTCTCCTTCTGGATAGTTGAAGCAAGGATTTGCATCTGCACAATCAGTTGATGTTCCACAATCAAAACCATTACAATCGTATGCTTGTGATGTTCCTCCACATACTCCTGCGCAATCTAAAGACAATGCTACACAACCATCATTATTATAATCATTTTCGCAGCAATTATTACAACCTGAAGGTCCTGGTTCAAAACAACCACAACCTAAATCATCAGAACCATCACCTCCACAGACTCCACATTCATCTAAAATATTTCCATTACAATCACAAGAAACACCATCAATTACCTCTCCATTACAATCACATACTCCATAGTATGATTGTTGTATACATTCTGCAGATGCTTCATCACAATAAGTCCCACTACAATATTGCTGGTCACCACCTGCGGCTGTACAATTTGAAAACATAGAACAACCAGTTCCATTACAATCTGTTGCTGTTCCACAATCATATCCTTGGTCAGCACAAGAAGTAACTGCATTACAAGCAGTATTACAACCACCACCACCACATCCAGCAGGACAAGTCGAAGGGTCCGTGTAAACTGCACTGCTACCAGCACTACATGGACAATTTCCATCAGGTGTCCAACAACCGGAACCATTACAATCATTGGCTATAGTAGAAGAATCTCCATTTCCAGGCCCACAAGTATGACCATAATCGCCACAAGTATTTGGTGTCGAACATGGGTCAGTATCAGAACATCCAGATGTACCACAATATGGTAAACAAGTATAATCCTGAAAACCTGGACCAGAGAGGCAACCACACATATCATCTACTATATCATAACAACCAGTTCCACCACAATCTGTTGCTGTTCCACAATCATAACCTAAACCACTGCAATTATATGCTCCTGTGTTTACAGCTACACAACAATTTGTATCATTAAAATTCCCACTACTACAACCATCTGCTCCTGCTAAATAATTACAAGCAGATGCATCTGTACAACCGATAGTAAAAGTTCCCTGGTTAGTAACATAATCTTGCCCAATTGTAGATGAATATGTTTCACAAGTATGAGCTATACTACCATTACAACCCAAATTTAAATTAGGAACAGATTGTTCATAATCATTATCATTATCATAATCATTCCAACATGTTGCAGAATTATTGGGTTCAGAACACGAGCCATCATCTACATTTGCACTTGCATTATAATTACATGCAGTTGCACTTGTACAACCCAGTACTTCTAATTCATTACAAATTCCATCTTGATTTGAATCGTTTAAGCAATTACCATTACAATTATAATATTGTTCTGGCCAATCACATGTGTTTAAGTTGGACCAAGCTGGATATATCAATTGTACACTTCCAAAATCATCATCACAAGAATTAGCATAAGGACAACCTTGTACAGCAGGAAGTAATAGAGTACCAGAACCATCAGTAACCTGTATAGAATCAAATGGAGGTATTTGAGAACTGTGAAAATTAACAGTTGCTATAAGTTGATTTGGCCCAGTTGCTATTGCGCCACTAAAATTAAAAATAACTACTTTATTTCCAGTAGTACTTACAGACGCAACATTATTATTTGCTCCTGTTGCAGAATCTACTTGAGCATTCTCATCCTGAAAATCAATTTCCATAGCACCTATATTACAACTTAAATATTCAGATGTTTTTATTTCAATATAAGTGGCATCTGCTGTTGGTTGTTCAAATATAAAACTATTACAATATTGACCTACTTCAAGTCCACAATCAGTACCCGATATTGCTGTACATGCGGCAGGTGTTTGGTCAAGAATTTCAAGAACTGTCCTATACATGTCTGAGATAGTATATGCACCATCACCATTAAAATCACCTATAGCAATTTGTTCAGGTGATAATGGGTCCTCAATTGGGTCAATCAAATAATTGACACCCGCAAGAACATCGATTACATTAACTTCTCCATCTTGGTTTAAATCACCTGGCAGAGCACCTTGAGGTGCTTGGAAAATAACTTCTGCTGCTTTTCCAGAAGTATTATATTGTACACCTGCTGAACTTAATCTTCCAAAGAAATAATTATTTGTGGAATTATCAGTAGCATAATAAGTATTAAAAGCTAAATCACCTTCATTGGTTCCATTTCTACATTCTACTGCATCCGTATCACTCCATTGACCACATTTTACTGAAATAGATTCATATACCGTACCTGGTTGGTTCCAACATCCATCAGGTCCAGTTCCAGTAGCACCATACTCGCAGCTTCCATCAATTTCTACCCCTATTTCACGATTAATTAATTGAAAATATACATAATCTCCTGGATTAACATCATTTACCGATTTAAAATTTATTTTATTTTTTTGATAATATCTTACATTGCTAGTTTGGTGATAAGCATGATAATTCCTATTATAAAAAACATCTTCAGAATTAGGAGTTGTATCTGGTGTCCCAATCATTTTTCTACAAGGGGAAGCTGTAGTACATCCAGCATCCACACCAGGTAAACAACATTGAGATTCTATATAATTATAAGGGTCAGCGTTAAAAGCATCTATTTCTCCACTGGAAATAACATATGCAACCAAAGTGTCATAATCATTAACAGGTAACGGATCGCCATTTGAATCTTGTTTTATAGCATATATATATCCTTGCAGTGAACTTACAGACATTTATTAATTCCTTGTATTATTCCCATACCGCATATTCCGCGGGTAATTTCCATTTTAACCACCCAGGTTGCCCAGATTCTATCATCAATCCTCGTCCAGACCTCAATATTTCAAAACTATATTCCCAACCTGTATCATATTCTTCACCTTCCATATAAAAATCAGATAAAAATCCATTAGAACCTTCTGCAAACAAACCTTCTTCGTAATCCCACCAAGCAGCAGTAATATAAGTATCAGTTTCCCAACACGGGAATCCTTCTCCTGATAAACCTTCCATATCACATATCATCATAGGTGTTAAATCTGGTTCAGCTTCAAGTGCGGCATCAAGACTGTCATATCCATAGTCCATTAAAGCATCAACTGTAAAAAAAGAATTATTCATTATTGTTCCAAAATTATATTCAATACCTTCATCTAATGGAGGCAAAGTTATACCAACATAGGTTTTTACATTACCACCTTGTATATAAATAGAAGGAAAATCAGAAACTCCACTACCTCCTAATCCTAAATCTTCACAATATTGTTCTGACCAATTAAATAAATGAGCAATGGTATCATCGTATACAGCTGTATTATCGTCATTAGTTAAATAAGGGTCAAACGCACATTCACCTTCTAATGTTAATGTACAACCGTGGTTTACATTCAGCCAATAACCTTTAGTAGGTGAATAGCTATTTAAATTACCAGACCATCCATTTTCAGTATTAAATACTCCGACACCTTGGCCAAGGAAAAAATTAACACATTTGGTAGTAGGACTCTCAAATTGTGAACAATCTGTATCCAATTGATTAAGTAAATCATTTAAAGCCGTAAGAATTCCATCATCACCAATTGTGGCAGTAGTTGCTGTGGGGAAAGTTATGTTAGGTGAATCAGTGGTATTTGCATGTGCAATTGTCATTTTAGTAACATTCAATAAAGCCATATTTATCAAATTATTACCATAACCTAAATCATGTATTTCAGTACATATCATTTTTTACCATCCTCTGTTAAACCGAATGTTAAATTAGGATAAGGTGTAACTGTATTTTCTGGTCTTGTTGGTCTTTCAGGTTTTATATTTGAAAACATTGCATCGTATAGTTTTAGTATCTCTATACGACTTAAACTGGCAATATTAATCTGACATGTTTTTTCATCTAAGTTCGCACAATTCATATTTGTTATTTCGTGGCAAATTTCCGTAATCATGTTTGATAATGCAGGTGAAGGGTCAGCTAGGAATTTGAGTATAATATTTTCATGATATGTTTTATCTTGCCAACTTGGTACCCCACCATATAACGGACGAATATCTTTAAGTTTTCTTTTATTTTGTAATAAAAATATTGGTCTTGTACTAGCTATAATTTGTAATTGAATATCATACGGTAAATCATAAAATTGTGGAGAATCTATTGGAAAATAATAAGGATAATTTTCAGTACCTGGTGTTGTACTATCATTCCCTTGTACTGTAATTATAAACCTAAGATTTCCGGGAGTAGCATTTAATTCAGGTTTTAAAGATAAACCACATAATTCTCTTTGATAAAAGGTGAGAGCTATTAAAGTCCAATCCTCAATTGCATCATTACCAAGCCTTGGTATTGTAATTTCATAAAAACACTCTTGCATTGATTGTATATATTCCATTACTCATGACCTTTATACATTATAACCTCTTGCTCGAAGCAAGTCGGTCTTTGAAATTATTTCTACTTTACATTTATTACCTAATGTAACTGAATCATGTGTTAAATTCCCATTTTCATCTATATTACCATTCCAATAATAAGGGTTATTATCGTATGTATTATTAGTGATATTATCATTAATTTTTGCAGTATCATAAGTCGCTACAATAAAATACCATTCATTTAAATCAATTGGTATTTCTGTATATTGTGAATCTGCTGCTTGAGTTACATCTGCTTTTTTAGGATTTTCAGAATTACCAACATGTGAATCAATTGTTCTATCAACACCAGTAATATCTAATGTTTCTCTAGCAGTTAATCTAACATATCTTTTTTCATCATCACTAATAAATGTATCTAAAGAAAAACCTTGTGGATTAGTTGTTCTAAAAGGATTACCATAATTAAATAAAGTACCATCATTTACTTTATCTAAAAACTTAACCCACATCGTTATTGTGAATCCATCTGTTTCCCAATCCTCTAAACCAATATCATTACCTTCTTGATTTCTTATTATAATCATTTGGTTTAAATTTCTTATTTTCAAATAACCTGCTGATTGTTCTTCATATTCTGGTAATAAGGTTTCAGGTGATGATACAGCAGTTAAATCTTCTAAATAAGTATCAACTTTTTGTGCAATATATTCTAAAGTTTTGTTTTGATTTTCTGAATCAGCTTCTGATTCTACCCGTGTGATATATCCATCTACTTTATCAGATGAAACACTATTGTCATCATAAGAAGCAGAAGTTTGTGTATCGTCCCAAAAACCCTCCATATCAAAAGTAGGAGTTTGTGGATTTATTAATTCTTCAAATTCACTAAAAAAGGCATCAACTCTTTGCTGTTTTGTTTGGTGTTCGGGTAATAATTCAAAAATATTTGTATCTAAATATAAATCAGCTTGGTCTGTTTTTACAGATGTACTTTGTTGTGTTAACCCAACTAATTGACTTAAATTACCTAATATAGCAATATCACCAGCTGCTAAAAATAAATTAGGTATATTTGTACAACTTTGACCAAAAAATGGGTCTGCATCTATGTTTGCATTTGCTGCCATTGAAAAACTAACTTGACCATTTTGAGAATTTAATGTTAATGTTAAATTTGAAAAATTATTATAACCACCCGATACACCAGGGTTTGCATGACAATCTATGTAAAATTTAAAACTTGGACTATTGATAAAATTAACACTTTGATAATCTTCTTGATATAAAACAACAGTTTCACCTAAGGTTGCACCTTGTTTTATCTGACCATCTGTTATAGATTTTTGAAATTCTTGGATTTCCGTAGGCTCGTATTTTTCAATAATAGATTGTATTAAATAACCAACTACTTGTTCTTGTAATTCAATTCTTGTTGCCATAACCTTACCTTCTTACTATAAATTCAAAATTATCATCAAATATTTGTTCTTGTCCATCATCATATTTTAATTTATACAATATTTTATATACCCTATCTGGTGCAAATCCATTTAACCATTGAATGAAATAATTTGAAGTTGTATCACAACTCATAGATGTATAAGTGCTAAAAGGAACGATAGTTTCTCCTGTAGCTATATCTTGTATTGAATAAAATCCCTTACCCTCATGAATGTAAGAACCAGTTATCGTTTGAACTGATGTATCAAATCTTCTTTGTATATATCTTTTTCTAGCACCAACTCTAAATTTAACTTTTTCATTTTCTTTATAGGATTCTTTTAACCCTTTCATATATACATAGTTATCTATTTTACCACTCATAGACAATGGTGTTAAGCTACCCGTGTTTGAACCAGTACATGGTGCATGGTCGTCCCACCTAACTTCTAATTTAGGTGGATATATTGTATGTGTCTGACAAGAAAAGAATTTTAATTGACCAAATGTTTTAGTATCCATTTCTTGACTACCACTAAATTTTAAAAGTAAACCATGATTATCATTCGTGCTGTCTAACCATTTATTAACCATTGTAGTAACATCCATTTCAACATCTGGTGTTTGATAACTAAAAGATTGTGATGCATCACCACTTCCAGTAATAAAATTACCACCTAAACCTATTCTACCATTAGAACCAGTTATAAAAAATGGGATCCCATTTGCATTACTCCATGTTACAGCAGACATTCCTGGAAATTTATTTCTATTTTCCCAACTAACACCAGTTGTTGTTTTTGGGTTATCACCAAATTTACCAATACCTTCGTCCCAAGATTGAGATATTGTGTGTGCTACCAATTTATATTCAGTAGATAATTCCTGATTACCTTCTGCTTCATACATTCGTAAATAATACCTAGGTTCAGTTATATCACCTTTTACTATGGATTGGGATAATTCAGATAAATCAAAATGAATAAGAACTCTCGTTTGATAATCAAAACTATCATTATAAAATTTCTTTTTTAATTCTAATATTGGGTCTTGTCCAAAATTTTGGTCTTTTTCGGATATACCAGTCGTGTCAGTATTTGAACCACTCGATATCCAAGTATCTTTTTTAGCATAAATAAAATGATGCATTATCTTACGATTCCTTTCACATTTTTTGATGGATTTTTAAGTTCAAAAACTGCTGGTGACATAGATGGTAGAACGAACCCAGGTCCTGCAGTTGCTGTGATATTATAAAATTGATTGAAATTATATTCCCACCCGTAACCTGAAGAAGGTCCATTTGAAGTAATATTTTCTGGTGTATTGCTGACTCCCCATATTTTAGTATCAAATATTTGAGCTGAATCAGATGTGCTTTGCTGTGTCAATTCTACATAATTTACAGCTCTGACTCCATCTAATCCCATCAATATATATTCTAAATCATTAGTTTGTATAGGTTGATGAAAATGCATTTTATTAATATTAAAATATTCAGTTATTTTATTTATACATCTTAATTTAACATCTGCTTTATTGCTTGCTCTATGTGCAATCACATCAAACGCAACACCAAAATTAATTATATAACCACCTTGTATATCTATCTCATCAGTAATCATTCTATATTGATTTAAATAATTTTTCAAATTAGATTTTAATAAATCTGGTGCTTGTACTAAATTTTTATTTTGGTCGTATGATAATATGTATATTTTTACAGATGGTAAATTTGTAATATCACCTATTTGTGAAAAATTATCTATGTAACTATTTATATTTTCTATGTTAAGAGCTCCAGTATCTGCTAAAAGTTGAATATTATTTTTTAAATTTTCAGCATGATTAGGTTCAACAGCGCTTCTATCACAATAAACTTTAGCTATACCACCAAATTTAGCTGGCATCGACATAACTCTTGCTTCAAAATCTTCTTTTGTTACACATCTATTCTGTGTTGTAAAGTGAGCCATAGCTCTTCGTCTTATTTCTTCAATTGTTTCACCTGATGAACCTCCTCGAGCAGGAAAAATATTAGTAACTGATAATTGTCTACCTGAATCAGCACCAGTTGGTAATACAACTTTTGAATTAATTGTAGTTAACTCTCCAGCGGCAACATTAGCAGAAATACCACCACCAATCCTATAAGTAACAGTTAAATTTGTATTTGCAGGTGTTTCACCTAATGAAGAAAATGAAGTACCTACCCATGGTGAGATAGATTTATTATAATTTGTTGTATCACCTGGTATAGTTAATCCCGCGTTTTCAGTTGAACTAAAACCATCTGATAAAGAACCGGTTGTACCTGTTCTCAATAAACCATTACCAAATATTATAGAAGTTGTATTATTATCATTAACTTCAGTTGTAAATCTTTTTGTTGCTCGTATATATTCTAAAGTATAAGGTATAGGAATATTAGTTACAGTAGTTGAACCATCATTGTTAGTTTGTATATACGCAGTATCCCTATTTGTATCATCTGTATAATGTGTTTCTTTTGGTACCTTATCTTGAGCTAAATATTCAACCTCATAATATTTATTACCATTTGCATCCTTAATATCTACAATTTCAACAACATTTTTTTCAGGTAAAGTTAATTTCAAAAATTTAGATGGGGAACCAATATTAAATACTTTTTCTTTTTTTTCTCCTGATATTGCTCTCATTCTTCTCGTAAGTTTATAAGTTTCTGCTAAACCAGTGCTACTATTGGTCGTATCAACTTCATAATTCAACCCGATAGACTCTGATACTGTAAAATCAATTATATCTAATGTTTCAAATTTTGTATTGGAATCTGCAGTCGATTGTATTTGCATATCCTTTTGTATTGTGAATGCTTGATTCCAATCTGGGACCTTTAATTTACTCAGGCCATCAACAGCATCTACTACTTGACTAACAGTTAAATCAACATAAGCAGGTGTAGTTGGTTTCACTCTATACCCTAAAGTTTTAGCTAAATTTATTACATTTTTTCTTTCTTCAGCTAATGGTAACATCATTTCTTTGTATTGTTGGTCGATATAAAATGATAATACATCACCGACATAAGCACCCATTTCAATCAACATCATACCCGGTGATGTTTCATTAAAATCACGATATGTATTTGGAAAATATGTTTTAGCATATTCCATTAAAGCAGATTTTAAAGTGTTAAAATCTTTATTTAAATAATTCACATTAGTTACTTTTAAATCTTTATCAGAATATGGCATTTATTATACTCCAGTTCCAATAGTATTATCCATGTCAATACTATTTAATGTTGTTGTAGTTGGATTATCAGTCACTTCTGCACCATCTGCAGTTATAGTAGCAGTAATTGATGCTAGCATTAATGGGTCTTGTGTTAAATTAAATATTATTTTTATAGATAATGTATTATTATTAACATCACTTGTACTTTCATTCATTTCAATAGAAATATCTTGAATCGTAACAAATGATAACCAAACACTAAAAGTTTCAACAATATCATTTTCTATACTTAAAACTAAATCATCTGTGAGTGGTTCAAATAAAAATTTATGTAAATCGAGTCCAAGATTGGGTTGCATCAATCTTTCACCTTTTCTTGTCTGTAAAAGTAACTTTACATTTTGTTTAACTGCGTCAATAGAATAACTTGTAGAAGCAAACCAACCTTCAATACCGTCAGATTTTCTAAAAGGTAAATCTATACCTATGAAAACTAATTCATCTCTATCTACTACTTGTGGTCTTTTAGTTGTATCTAATATTGGCATTATTTATTTTTCACTTTCACTAATTTCACTTTTGATGAATCTTTTGAAGCACTTGTTTTTTTATTTATCCAAGCATTTCCTTCTGTTAATAATGTACCACCCTGTCCACCCATTCTTTTTAAATTAACTGGAGGTAACAAAACACCTTTCGTTCCTAATATTACTGGTCCTCCAGTTGAAGTCGTTACTGATGGTAACACATCTCCCGTTAAAGGTCCAGTTGTATTTAAACTATCAACTTCCAATGTCGCTCTCATTTCAGTAATTTCAAAAGTCTGGTCTTGTAGCCAATCAATTATGGCATTAGATAAGTCTGAAGCAAGTCCATCGACATTACCTTCATCTTCTGGATTACCCATAGATTTTAAAAAAGCATCTTTTATATCAGACTTTAATCCCATTATCTTTTTCTTGATTTTTCATAAGATTTTTTTAATACTTTGGAATAATCTTTATTTAAAAATTGCCCCATACCACTTGTATCTTCCGCAGGTACATTTGATGTATCGTTCATCATATCACCATAAGAAGCTTGCATAACACTATTCATTTTAGTAATAGGATTATCACCTTCTTCTAATACAGCTGTTTGTGCTGTTTCATTCAATACATCATTTAATACTGAATTTGTTGAATATATTTGCTTTTCGACAACTCTCTTTTTATTAGGTTTCTTAGGTTGTGATAAATTGAGTTGCGATGGCTTAGTCATTTCTGTAATAACTTCATTAATTGCCATAGCAACTTCTTCTCTTACTATTTTTCTTATATATATATTTAACTTATCTGATTTCATTGTAACTCCTAATTATCTTCTATAAAATGTTTTTTACTTTGAAATTTTGCAGTTTTAGCACTACTTAATTTCTGTTTTAATCCAATTATTTTTTGTAATACATCAGGTGCAGGTGGACCTGATAAACCTGCTACACAAGCAGTAACTTTAAATATTTCTAATATACTAACCATCTCCTCTAATATGAGTCTTAATTGTTCACCTAGAACTAATGGTTCATTTTGTTCTTTAGCTTGCTTCCCTAAATAAATATTAGTAGAATCAATACTTACGAGATTTTTAGTATTAATTGTTAAATTATTTCCAGCACCTATATCTACATTCTTATGTGCTGATAAAGTTATATTATTATTCCGTGTACTGAAGGTGATTTTATCACTATTCATAAAAATTTGATTTGCCATTTTAGGATTATCTTCTTTATCTCTACCAAATTTATAATCATACCTATCTTCTTCACCATCATTACCTTGCCCTACATATTTATCATTACCATCAACAGCATCAGAACCTATTATAAAGTTTTCTCCTAATGTATCATAAATACTACCTGCAGATGTCATTGAAATAATAGAACCGTCATTTGTAGATTCTTCCGTCATAAATGGTAATCTATAATTAGATAATATAATATTAGGGTATAAATCTCTACTACCAATTCTCAAACTGTTTCCATGTCTACCTTCTAACACTATATCCCCGTGGGTTTCCTTTATATCTTTCCTTTTTTCATCTGATAAATGGTCTAATTTATTTTTAAATTTCTTTTGTAATCTAGCTACTGGTAATAATGGGAAACTTTTACTTAATCCTATTATATCTCTATTAGTAACTTTATTTTTATATTTATCAGTATTTTTTATATTAGGGTCTGATGTATTCATATGGTCTATATTGAAATTAGGATTGTTTGTAGTATTTAATGGACCTAAATAATAATCAACATCACCAAAATCACAAAGCAAAACTTGGTCTCCAATAGTAGGAACATCTACCATACCTCTAAACAAAGGGTAATATTTCTTTTTATTCAGAATTTTATAACTTTTTGACTCCCCATAATGAGGTTTAGCAACTATTGCATTAATATCTTGTGGTTTATTATAAGCAGGTGATTCAGAATTTACAATCACATCTAAAACAATACCAGGCACGAATTGGATATATATAGGCATTGGATGCTTTGTTTTTACACCAAAATTATTCTGATTTGCTGGATTGATATATTCAATACTACCCATTAATTTACATTACTTCCTTGGTCTTTTAAGTTATCTATTTTGTCGTTTTCTAACTGCATATCATTAACAGTTTCTTGTAAAGTGACCATTAATTCATCTTTTTCTGCTTCAGATAATAAACCAGATTCTTCATCACTTCCTTTCGATTTAGAAATTATTCGCTGTAATACACCAGCTAATTTAACGAGGTGTTCATCATTTTTTACACTAACCTCGAGGTATTCTTTAATTATAGGAGCTACTAATATCACCTCATCAATTGAAGAAATCATTTTATTCATTTCTTTAATTAAAATCTCAATTTGCTTCTTTTTTTGATTAGCATTATCATAAATATCTTTAGTTAAGTCTTGAAATGACTTTCCTTCAAAAATTTCATCCATTTTATATCTCCATGATGTTTTTATTCATATATAAATATTAATTTTTCACAAATTGAGATAAAATAAAAAAAAACCCACTAAAAAAGTGGGTTTTGTGTTTTTTTTGATATTTTAAGTATTTTTAAAAGAATTTCTGATTGGAACTCCCGATAATACCATTTTTATCATAATCAATCAAAGCTGTTTTATAATATTTCTTTAAAATGTTGGAAACTTTAGTAATATCTGATGTTTTTACATTTGCCATCTCTCTTATCAAAATATACAAGCATTTTTTATTAAAATTTTCAATATCTTCTCTTTTTTTCATTAATTCTAGGATTGCATATGCAATTTCCACATCTTTTGGTTTTTTAAATATATTAGTTATGTTATTATCCAAATAAATGATGATTTCTTCCATAAATTCTTTAATTCTTTCTTTTCTACTCTCTCTATTAAGAAATTTATCATCTAAATCTATTGTGGATATATCATCGTGTGTTTTATATCTTTTATAGTTATTATTATTATGTAAAATAAGATAATTTTTAGCAACTACTGAAAAATAACTAAAAGCTTTAGAACCTTTCGTATGGTCATACTTATGTATGTTCATAACAAGAAATGCTACAACTTCGCATTTTATATCCTCGAAGCCATAATCAAAATAAGTAAATTTAAATGTGTTTATTAGATTTTCTGCTAATTTATCAAAGGCTTTGTGTATTTTTTCTTGATATATTTTGTTCCTCATTGAATTGTTTTCTGTAGCATTGTATTCTATGATTGCATCTTGTACATCCATACCAAAATATACTCTACTTTTCTTTTTTCTCGGCATTATCTTCCTCGTTATCTATTTCAAAAATTCCATTTAACATAACCTGAATATTTTTTAATTGTTCAAAGAAAAACCCCACTTCATCATCTGATTCAAAATGGCCAGCATGGTCTATTTCTTTAATTTTAGTGTTGGTATATTCTATTATTTGAGATACTTGAATTATAAATTGTTCATAATTGTCTATTCTGCGTAAAGCATAAAATAATATTATTCCTAATAATACATTTATCACAAAAAATAAAATAGTTAAGTATATATACCACATTACGCGAACAACTTATCAAATTCATTTTTTAAATCATCTAAATTTGTATCTGTTTTAGGTCTTACCTTTGTTTTTTTATTTTTAATTGTATTAACAGTAGTATTAGAATCCTTTGTCTGTACATAATGTTGTTTTTCTGCAACAGTTGCCATCCAATCTGCAAAATGAATAATATAATGTAAAATATTCTGATTATTAGTACCTAATCTAAATAATTTAGTATTACCTTCATCAAACATACCATCAGCTAATTTTATAGCTTTCCATACTTCCTGAGATACTTTTATATCAAAATATTGTAATAACCAAAGAGCTCTATCAGTAACAGATAAATTTTCTAACTCTTTTGAATAAGTGTAATATTCATTTAGTTTATTTCTTCTCCACTCATCAGTTTGTACTATGTAATATGGAGTATTTAAATCACCAACTTTACCTAAATCGTGAAACATAGCTGCTAATATAATATCTGAATCACTACAAGTTACTTCAACACCCATATTTATAAATTGTTGTTTAACATCCAACCCTGTTTCAATAATTCTTAAAACATGGTCTAAGTATCCTCCTGGAAAACAATTATGATATTCTGGTCGACCAGATGCAGGAGCTTCAATAATTCTTTCTTCAAAGTGGTCGTGTAATTTTAAAATATTATCTTTTAAAGTTCCTGAGAAATTATCTTCTATAATTTTCATTAACTTGTTCCAATTTTCTAATATTTTTTCTGCTGTCATTTTAATTCCTAATTTATAATTTAATTATTATTATTATTATATTATTATATTATATAAATTGTATAATCATTATTACAATAGATAGTAATATTGATAATGCTGTTTTAATATTAATACCTTCACCTAATAACCAATATGTTATGAATGGAAAAGTTAGCATACCTGTGGCAAATCCTAATAAACGAATTGACCAGAGATTGCCAAAGCCTGCGTAACCAAATTTAGTAGTTAACCAAAATCCATAGGTTAAAGGCATACTTAATATGCATATCATAAGTGGATTATCTCTAAACCATTTCCATATTAGTTGTCCATTTAATTGAAACCATACTGCTATCTGCAAGGTAAATAACAATATGAGTGTAATCAGCTGATTTTTATTAATATCATACCTCATTTTGTAATGTTATAGTATACGATGCTTTTCCTATACGGAACAAGCTTTTTTTTATTTTATTTGCAAATTATAATGTGTTTCAGAATCTAGCGAACCATCAGATGGCACTTTAGCTTCTTCCATATTTACCCATTTAGATATTGTTATTTCAGCATCAGCGTCTGATAAATCAAATTTATTGTCATATCGAGCTAATAATTTTGATATCAACTTATGTCGAACAATATCTTTAGCAGTAAACATAGATAAACCTACACCTCTGATTCCAGCGAATCGTCTGATAGAATCATCTAATCCATTAACACCTCGTTTATCGGTTTGTTCTAAGTCACCTGCGATGATAAATTTAGAATTTAAACCAAGTCTTGTTAAGAACATCTTAATCTGAGCAGTAGTTGCATTTTGAGTTTCATCTAATATTACGATTTTATTAGATAAAGTCAACCCTCTCATATAAGCCATTGGAATAACTTTAACAATTTCTTCTTGTCTCAAAATACCAAGAACTTGTTTTCC